GGATGCCGGATTTCCGCACCGTTCAACGGTGGATCGTTGCCGACGGCCAATTTGCCGTCAAGTACACGCGCGCCAGAGTTGCTCAAGCCGATACCCTATTCGATCGAATGGAGGCTGTAGAGGAGGCTGTGAGCGCTGGCACTATGGATAGCCATGCCGCACGTGTCGTGCTTGATTCAATGCGATGGCGCGCCAGCAAGCTGGCACCAAAGGTCTATGGCGATCGGCTTGATGTGTCTGTCACCGATACCCGCATATCCATTACAGGGGCCCTACAAGCCGCCCAGGCCAGGCTAGTTGATGTACTGGACGTCACGCCTAGGCTTGCACAGCCAGGGGCGCAGCCCAGTGCAGACGATGCAGGCTAGGCCGGGGGGGGAGGGCCAGGGCGATAGGGCCAACGGTTACGGAGCCCCCGCGCACATTTTTATTTTTTTACAAATAACTTATGCAACTTCATGCTGTGCCAATGAAATTGACTGAGGCAATTGAATTTGTCCGTAACTTTCATAGGCACAATAAGCCGCCTATTGGTGGTTTGTTTGCGGTTGGTGTATCTGATGGAGATACATTAGTTGGTGTTGCCATTGTGTCTAGGCCAGTATCTAGGCATTTAGACAATGGTGAAACGGTAGAAGTTATACGGTGTTGCGTTGTAGATGGTGCGCCAAAAGGTTCATGTTCATTTTTGTATGCGCGATGCTGGCAAGCTGCTAAAGCATTAGGATGGAAAAAGATTATTACCTATACATTGCAATCAGAAACTGGCGCATCATTAAAAGGCGCGGGTTGGAAAATAATTGCTGAGTTAAAAGGCTCAACTGGTTTGGGTTGGCAAACTAGGCCAGGCAGAGAATGGCAAGAAGTTACTGGTCAATCTAAATTTAAATGGAGTAATTGATGCAGACGACAATATACAAGCCAGAAGATGAGCAGCAGTTAATGTCAATATTATGGAGTGCGACATTAAAAGATAATCCTTTGGCGTTTGTAAAGTATTTATTTCCTTGGGGTGTAAAGGGTACTCCGCTTGAGCATTTTAGTGGGCCGAGGAAATGGCAGCGTGAGGTATTGCAAGATATTACTGACCATATTAGTACCAATAACTTACTCCTTACTGGTGCGGTATCTAATCAGGAGATTATGTACAGGGTATTGCAGGAGGCAATATCTAGTGGTCGGGGTATTGGCAAGTCGGCGTTAGTGTCGTGGTTGACGATATGGATGTTATCAACGAGGATTGGTAGCACGACCATAATAAGTGCGAACAGTGAGAATCAGTTAAGGTCAATTACTTGGGCGGAGATTACGAAGTGGTTGGCGATGGCGTTGAACTCGCATTGGTTTGAGGTGAGTGCAACGAGGGTTGCGCCTGCGAAGTGGTTGACTGAGTTGGTGGAGCAGGATTTGAAGAAGGGGACTCGGTACTGGGGTGTGGAGGGGCGGTTGTGGAGTGCGGAGAATCCGGATGCATATGCGGGGGTGCATAACTATGATGGTGTGCTGGTGATATTTGATGAAGCGAGTGGTATTGATGATGCGATATGGGCGGTGACGGGGGGGTTTTTTACGGAGAACACGCCGAATCGGTTTTGGTTGGCGTTTAGCAATCCGCGCCGCAACACGGGGTACTTCTACGAAGCGTTCAACTCCAAGCGGGCGTTTTGGCAGACTAGGGTGGTGGATGCCCGGACGGTGGAGGGGACGGACAAAGCGGTGTATGAGCGGATCATTCAGGAGTACGGGCCGGATAGTAGCCAGGCGCATGTGGAGGTTTATGGGATGTTTCCCAGTGCGGGGGACGATCAGTTTATCGGCTCGGACATAGTGGATGAGGCCATGAAGCGGGAGAAGTACAAGGACTTGAGTGCGCCGATCATTATTGGTGTGGACCCGGCGCGGTTTGGGGCTGATGCAACGGTGATAGCGGTGAGGCAGGGGCGGGACATTGTGAACATTACGAGGTATCGGGGGGATGACACGATGACGGTGGTGGGGTATGTGATTGACGCGATTGATGAGTACAAGCCTGCGCTGGTGGTGATTGATGAGGGTGGGCTGGGGGCGGGGATTGTGGACAGGTTGAAGGAGCAGAGGTACAAGATCAAGGGGGTGAACTTTGGGAACAAGGCCAAGAACCCGGTGATGTATGGAAATATGAGGGCGCAGATGTGGGGTGAGATGAGGGAGTGGTTGAAATCTGCTAGTATTCCGACCGACAGGTTTTTGAAGACGGATTTGATTTCGCCTAAGATGAAGCCGGACTCAAGGGGTACGATCTTTTTGGAGAGCAAGAAAGAGATGAAAGCGCGGGGGTTGGCTAGTCCTGATGCGGCGGATGCGATATGCGTGACGTTTGCGTTCCCTGTGGCGCATAGGGAGTACACTGAGCCAACGCGACGGTATAACGCGCAAGGTGACGGGATGCATACTTCATGGATGGGGAGTTAAATGGCAAAGGTGTCTCTTAGTATTGGTCGCGGTGAGAAGCGCCCTACATCGCAGGGTGCGGGGTTGACTGCCAAGGGGCGGGAGAAGTACAACGCAGCTACGGGGTCGAACTTGAAGCCGCCAGCTCCTAACCCCAAGACCAAAGCGGACGAGGGGCGCAAGGCTAGTTTTTGTGCAAGGATGGGCGCAGTAGCGGCCAACGCCAAGGATGGCGAACGTGCCAAAGCGGCCCTTAAACGATGGAAGTGCTGATATGGCTATCAAACCTGGACTTTACGCAAACATCAACGCCAAGCAAGACCGCATTGCGGCGGGCAGTAAAGAGAAGATGAGGAAACCTGGCACTCCGGGCGCACCTACTGCCAAGGCGTTTAAAGAGTCTGCCAAAACGGCGAAGAAAGGTAAATGATGCATAACAAAATGTCCCCTAAGATGAAGATGTTTGAGAAGTCCAGCACGGGCAAAGAAAAGGGCGCGAAAGAAGGTAGCAAAAAAGACATGTCTGCCGACAAAAGGCAAATGCCCAAGATGGTTGTGATTGTTGCCAAACCGATGAAGAAGAAGTAATCATGCCGCTTGTCAAGTCACCATCTTCCAAAGCCTTCCGCGAAAACGTCAAGGCTGAAATGAAGGCCGGTAAGCCGGTCAAGCAGGCTGTGGCAATTGCATATGCGGTCAAGCGCGGCGCTGCGCCAAAGAAGAAATAATGGTTGATCAAACGGGCATGGTAGCGGTAGGCAATGTTGCCAACGGTGGCGGCAAGAAGGACGACGACTCAAGCGTACTGGCTACCGCACGAAGCCGTTTGGACATGGCGATATCGGCGTTATCTGAGTCCCGCGAGGATGAGATTGACGACCTGAAGTTCTACGCTGGCTCACCTGACAATCGGTGGCAATGGCCTGCTGATGTGTTGGCAACCCGTGGAGCGGTGCAGGGTCAGACCATTAACGCACGGCCCTGCCTGACCATAAATAAGCTGCCCCAGCACGTTAGGCAGGTAACCAATGATCAGAGACAGAACCGTCCAACTGGCAAGGTTATTCCAGCCGACGACAAGGCAGATGTTGCCGTTGCCGAGGTGTTCAACGGCATGGTGCGGCACATTGAATACATCTCGGACGCAGATGTGGCTTACGACACCGCTTGTGAGAACCAAGTCTCCTACGGAGAAGGCTACATCCGAATCCTGACCGAGTATTGCGACGACAACACGTTTGATCAGGACATCAAGATTGGGCGGGTACGCAATTCGTTTTCGGTGTACATGGACCCGGCCATCCAAGACCCTTGCGGTGCGGATGCCAAATACTGCTTTGTTACCGAAGACATTCGCAAAGAAGACTACCAGCGGATGTACCCCGATTCAGCGCCCATTACGACGTTACAAACGCTTGGTGTGGGTGACCAAAACTTGTCGCAATGGTTAAACGAGGACACGATCCGCGTTGCTGACTACTATTACGTGGACTACGACAAGGCTACGCTTAACTTGTACCCAGGTAACGCCACGGCGTTTGCTGGAACGCCTGAAGACAGGCAGTTGAAGGCTATTTACGGCAAGCCAAAAAAAAGCCGCGAGTCTGACCGGCCCCGGATCAACTATTGCAAGATCAATGGGTACGAGATATTGGAGAAACGCGAGTGGGCGGGTAAGTACATCCCGGTTGTGCGTGTTGTGGGCAACGAATTTGAGGTAGATGGGCGGTTGTACGTGTCTGGCATTGTGCGAAACGCCAAGGATGCCCAGCGGATGTACAACTACTGGGTGAGCCAAGAGGCAGAGATGCTTGCTCTCGCGCCCAAAGCGCCGTTTATTGGGTACGGTGGGCAGTTTGAGGGTTACGAGAACCAGTGGAAGACCGCAAACACGACCAACTGGCCGTATTTGGAGGTAAATCCAGACGTTACGGACGGCGCGGGCGCTACGTTGCCACTACCACAGCGTGCCCAGCCTCCAATGGCCTCCAGCGGGCTCCTACAAGCTAAAGCGGGGGCGTCTGAAGACATCAAAGCGTCCACAGGGCAGTACAACGCATCTTTGGGCATGACATCCAACGAGCGCAGCGGCAAGGCCATTTTGGCTAGGCAGCGCGAGGGCGATGTTGGGACTTACCACTTTGGTGACAACCTGGCGCGTGGTGTGCGGTACTTGACCCGTCAACTGGTGGACTTGATTCCCAAGATTTACGACACACAGCGCATTGCACGCATCATTGGTGAGGACGGCGAGACAAGCATGGTCAAGATTGACCCGATGCAGGCCGAGCCCGTCAAGAAGATCATAGACCAACAGGGCATTGTGATCGACAAGATCTACAACCCCGGCGTTGGCAAGTACGATGTGGTGGCGACCACCGGGCCAGGCTACGCAACCAAGCGTCAGGAGGCGTTGGAGGCGATGGGCCAGTTGTTGCAAGGCAACCCGCAGTTGTGGCAAGTGGCAGGCGACCTGTTTGTAAAGAACATGGACTGGCCTGGCGCTCAAGAGATGGCAAAACGCTTTGCCAAGACGATTGACCCTAGGTTGATGCAAGACGGCGACAAGGCACCTGAGTTGCAGGCCGCAGAGCAGCAGATTCAGGCGATGGGTCAGGAGATGGAGCAGATGCAACAGATGCTGCAAAACGTCAGTAGGTCAATTGAAGCGCAGGATATGCGCCGCAAAGACTACGAGGCTGAGATTAAGCAGTACCAGGCTGAAACCCAACGCATAACGGCTACGCAGGCTGGCATGAGCGAGGAGCAGATTCAGGATATTGCTATGGGCGTGGTTGCAGCCGCAATGGAGTCGCAAGCCATGATGAACCAGATGCCGGAGATGCGCCAAGAGCCCATGCCGATGGAAATGATGCAGCCTGAACAAGGGATGATGCCACCTGAACAAGGAATGCCGCAATGAAAGCGTGTGATTTTATAGGCGTGCTGTTCTTGGCGCGGGATGTGGCGCACAGCGTCCACCTGAACACGCGCAGCTACAGCAAGCACAAAGCGCTCAACATCTTCTATGAACGCATTGTCGGCGCGGCTGATGACTTTGCTGAAGCGTACCAAGGTCGGTACGGTCTGATTGGCCCCATTACCCTGAACTCGGCAAAAAAGACGCCTAACATCATTGAGTTTTTGCAAAGTTCTCTCGCTGAGATTGAGGGCGCACGTTACGACCTGTGCGACAAGACTGATTCGGCGCTTCAACAACTCATTGATAATATCGTTGAGATTTATTTGCGGACCCTCTACAAACTTCGCTTCTTGGCGTAAGGAAAAATCATGGAATTTCTCAACCCGCTGTCCGATACCAATTACCCTGCCCGGTCTGCCTCTTACACCGGCAGCGCTGGCGTAACAGGTACATGGCCTGCTGGCGCTCAAGCCGTGATGGTTTGGTCTGATCAGGCTTGTTATGTGCTGGTTGGTGAGGGCGTGACGGCCACCTCGGCAAGCACCCCGATCCCACCGTTTACACCGATCCCGTTTAAGGTGCCAACCAACGTTAGCGGCCAATGGCGCGTGAGTGCAATTCGCGTATCCACGGACGGTACGATCTACTGCAAACCGATTAACTCCCAATGAGCTTTTTTGGCATTCCTATTCGCAACGGTGTTGCCATTGGACTGGGGAGCATTATTTCGCTCCTGTCTGGTTACGCCAGCGCGACCGTGCAGGGCAACCTATTAACCGAAATCGGCGACAACCTCGTTAAAGAGGATGGCGGCTTGATTCTGCTGGAGTGACCTAAATGGCCGTATTTCTCTCCCCCGTGGGCGGCGCAGCGGCTCAGTTCTTTACAAACAGCGGCGTTATCTTGTCGGGCGGCAAGCTGTACAGCTACGCTGCTGGAACGACGACTCCGCAGACTACTTTTACTAGTTCTTCTGGAAACACCAACCACACCAATCCAATTATTTTGGACTCAGCGGGTCGTGTACCAGGCGGTGAAATTTGGTTGAGCGCACCACCGTACAAATTTGTTTTAAATACATCAGCGGATGTACTGATAGCTACGTATGACAACATTTCTGGTATTGGAGCGACAAGCTACCAAATAGATAACTTTACGGGAACTGGATCACAAACTGTATTTACGTTAAGCACAGCGTCAGGGGGTGAAAATCTTACGTTTGTATACATCAACGGCGTGTACCAAAACAAGAACACCTACACCGTGTCAGGCGTTACCTTAACTTTCTCACAAGCACCCCCGCTTACTTCGCTAATTGAAGTAATGTTTAACTGATTGGATACGTCATGGCAGACACCAAAATCTCGGCACTTCCTGCATCAACTACCCCGCTTGCTGGTACTGAGGTACTTCCAATTGTTCAGTCAAGCGCAACCAAGCAAGTATCTGTTGCTAACTTAACTGCTGGTCGATCTTTTGATGCTTTGGGCATGGTTCTTACGTCCACCGACGCCGGTGCCGCCGCCGCGCCACTGCTTGACCTCTACCGCAACTCAGCAAGCCCAGCAGCCTCCGACACAATTGGAGAGATTGAGTTTAACGGCCAAGATTCGGCTGGCAACAAACAACAATACGCTCTCATTCACGGATCAATTCTTAGCCCAACGTCAACGGCTGAAACAGGGCAAATTCATTTTGAGACTGCAACAGGCGGCGCATCTACCGAGAAGATGATTATCGGCACGACCAATCTTGTGATTAACGATATCGGCGCTATTTATAACGTGCGAATTGAAGGCGATACAGATGCTAATCTGTTTTTTACCGACGCAACGAACAGCCGTGTAGGTATCGGCACTATTACGCCAGCAGAAAAATTAGATGTTGTTGGAAATATTAAGCTGTCCGGCAATGTAATTCCTGCAAGTGGTTTTGGAATTGACTTTGCGGCAACGGCTGGCACAGGCACAAGCGAGTTGCTGGCTGACTATGAGGAAGGTACTTGGACACCAGTATTAGAAGGAGAAGGCTCAAACCCTAGTTCGATAACTTATTCGCAACAATCAGGTATATATACAAAAGTTGGCAATTTAGTTACCGCTAGTTTTAACTTGTATACAAGCACAATAGCTGGAGGAAGTGGAAATGTTATTATTGCTGGTCTTCCATTTGCTTGCAGTAGCGCATCTTTAAATATAGGTGCAGTTTTCGTCTATAACATTACGCTAAGTCCAGTTGGTTCATTATGGACAAGATTTACTGGTGATGGGACAACAAAGTTATATGTTGAGTTTGGTAAAAGCGCAGTACTTCCAGGAAATATAACAATAGCTGATTGGCCTACTGCAACTATTGCCTTGGTAAGAGCAACTATATCTTACAGAGTTTCATAGTTAACTAAGCTAGATTAGCTTAATCGTTCAATCTAAGGAACGCAAAATGTCGTTAACAAGAGTTTCTTTTTCAATGATCACCGGCGCGCCAGCCAATGTGTTGGACTATGGTGCTGATCCTACTGGTGTGGTTGATAGCACATTAGCATTTAATAAAGCGTTAAACTACGATGTTGTCATAACTGACAATTCACAAAATGGTGTAAGACGAACAGTTATCGTCCCTGCTGGAAATTATCTAATTGAAGGCACTGTTTACATTCAAAAAGGTATGCACCTTAAAGGTTCGGGTGATGGCCCTGCACGAATTTTTATTCCTGTAGTAAATCGCGCAGGCCCAACATTTTTGATGGGATGGGGCGTTTATAACGGAGTTCCAACTCAATCGGGTGGTGGGTTACCGCCAAGTATTTCTGATCTATGTACAGAAGGTGGTTCTACAAATTCACTCGGGTATGTTGTTGATACGGGCGCGGTTGCTGGTATCAATGTTTACAATATGTTTATCACCACAGCGCCATACGGCATGAACATCCATTGTGGTGATTTGCAAATGTATAACTGCGTGTTTGATAATTGCAGTACCGGAATTATCGTTAACGAGTTTAGCGGGTCAAGTAGAAACGTCATTGATTCCTGCGATTTCTTTTTTAGCCAGTCTTTTGGAATTTTGGTTTACGCATACGTGTACGACACGATTCTTTCAAACTGCAACTTTAATTTCTCTAAAATCAATGACATTTATATCGCTCCTATTAACGCACAAACAGTCAAAAACTTTAACATCAGTAATTGCACTTTTTCTTACAACGGTCAATTTGTGACCAATACTGGATCAATTGTTTTTGCTGCAAGTAATTCCGATTTTTCTGTTCAGTCCTGCAATTTTAGAAACAATCCAGCGCACGCAATTGTTATCGGTGGCACAAATAACACAATTGATCTTTTTGACAACATCTTTGATGGACTAAAAACAAACGTGCTTTACACACAAGGAAACACGGCTAGGGCTGCTTACATTACAGGGACAGATCATAACGTCAATATTTCCGGCAACTCATTTTTAAATCAGACAAATGTAACTACTTGCATTGAAACGCCAGCAGCACAAACAACCACAATAAACTTTACAAACAATAACTGGAATTCGATTTCTGCGCCTCAACTTATTACGTTTAGTGGCAACAATTCTGGTTTGGTTGTAAACGCAATGGCAAATACTGGCGACTCAATTACGCCACTGTTTAACCTTAGTTCAACAGCTACGTTTTACGCCAGTTCAAACGCTAAGTGGTTTGGCCCTTGGATTGCAGGGACTGGTGTTCAATACATCAAGATTCCTACCAATGGTTTCTTAAATGCCCAAGTTGGAATTAGCGCACAAACAAACCCTAGCGGTAGTGTCTCATACATCAAATCGGGTTTCTATTCTGCTGTTCGATATGGTGACGATATTGGCGCAGGGCTTAAAGATTTTGTTGTTATCACGGCTTTGTATGAAGTGCCAACATCTGCCAATGCGCCCAATGTTGCGCCAGCAATTGCCTTAGACACACCAACTGGCGGCACTTCAGGCGCAAGCGTAGCTGCCAGATACATTGCAATCTCAGTTTCAAATGCTTATGTAATAACATCAGTAACAGTTGATTGTATGTAAACCGTATCAGTCCGGCTGACTGGAAACCTTAATGTTTGACTAGATGGTCAAGCTGGAAACAAGGAATTGATATGTTGGAAAAAATTGTATCTGTTGATCTGATTGAAGTTGTGGAAAATGGCGCTGTGCAAGTTCGCACCAAGACCGCCATCATGGAAGATGGCAAGCAGATCAGCGGCACGTTCCACCGCCACGTTGTTGCCCCAGGCGATGACTACAGCAAGCAGGATGGCCGTGTGAAGGGTATTTGTGCGGCAACGCATACGGTTGCTGTTGTTGCGGCATATAAAGCAGCGCAAATTCCAGCATAATGCTGACAAAACGTACTGATGCGATTCATCAGGGATTCTTAGGAATCGAAAAATGTCGGAAGAGAACCTAGCGGTTGTAGAACCCGCGCTGGAACAGGTGGCAACGGCTGCACCTGAACCCGAAGTTAACGCGCCGGAAGCAGAAGCACCCAAGACCTTCTCGCAAGAGGAACTTGATGCGGCTATTGGAAAACGCCTCGCAAGAGAGCAACGAAAGTGGGAACGGGAACAAGCACAGAGGGTTGCGGAAACGCAGACCTTGAGGGCTCCGGCAGCACAGTCTGCGGATCAGTTTGAAACGCCAGAGGCTTACGCCGATGCGTTGACCTA